CTTGAGATCTGCCGGGTCCTCGAATCCGACCGGCTTGATGCCGTAGTCCTGTAGCTTATAACCGCGGCGCTCAATGACGCGGAGTATGACATCGGGAGGCGGGGGTGGAGCCAGACTCTTTCCATCCTTGCGCGACACGTAATCCGCCATCATGTCGGCGACGAACCGCCTGAACCGTATCTCGTCATGCTCCTTGCCCTTCGCTAGGCTCTCTTGGCGGGCAGTCTCGACATCGTACGACAGCCCGATGACGTTTCCTTCCTCGTCGAGCGTCTCTTCCTCGTTCACCCGGACCACGCCGGTATAACCTAAGTGGTCGAGAATGAACCGGCCAGCTTCGTGCGGAACCTTGGTAGGCTTGTTGACGGGGACAATAAACAATCGGCCTCGCGGTCCCGGAGGCGCACCGTCAACTACCGTCTCCACTGGGTCCATCGCGGTAAACAGGACCATAGTGGAAGTGTAATGCATTGCGGCTGTCATGGGAAGGCCGGGTGACGGGACTACTCCCGGTCCGACTCCCGGTGCTGGCGCTGTGCTCATATTATTTCTCCCTTCGTGAACGTACGTACTTGAATGGATGCATACCCGGATTTATTGACCGGCCACTGGGTGGTGCGGGTGACCGTTGTGACGCTTTCTTCATGCGATTGAAGCTTTTTGCGGTCGCGCCGTGCATTGTTATGGTCTCGCCTGTCTGCATGGCGCGTTCGACGGTAATGAACTCCTTGACCTGCTTGTCGGACATCTTGTCAACTACGCCCAACAGTTTTTGCGTGTTCCTGTATTCGTTTGCCATGGCGACCTTGTGCGCCTGATCACGCTTATATTGTAGGTACGCCTGCGGACTTTCCCAGCGCTGCATGTCGCGCTCCCTTAGGTAGTCTATCAGGTTCGTCATGACGTAATGGAAACCGAGTACGCCTACGACCTTCCACGCGCCTGACGCCCAGCGGTCGAGCGTCCAGCCGCACTTGAAGTCCCAGCGCATCCGGGTACGGTCATCGATTTCGCGTTGAATCCTGTGGGTCCAGTAAAGTGCTGTGGGGTGGTTGAGTCCAGCCCGAACCTGTTCGGCACGGTCATAGGTTGCGCGTTCGATTGCTGCCACTTCATGCGACATCCAGCCGCCTCGTGACAATAGTCGGGATAGCGCGTCTACTTCGTCGTCCCAATAATCGGGTCCTAGACTAACCACCGCCACAGCACACCACCTTTCCCACCTTATCTCCCTTTCGGGAACCTTTGCTAGACCTAGATCGTCGGCGGCGCAGTCAGGAAGCTGGCGGGGACTAGCAGATTCTGTACCCTGCCCCAAGCTGACCGTTGCACGATGCCGATGTTGTGATACCAGCGAAGCAGCCCTGCAACCGCGTCCGCGATGCCGCCTGCCCCGATGATGCGAGTCCAAGTTCCAGCCTCGTCCTCGGCGAGACTGAGCGGAATGGCTTCAAACTTCTTCATCATCTCGGTGTCGCCATGGAAGATGCGGTCGGTGCGAGCGTCCTTGTCCTCGACCATGGGTAGCCCCGCGTAGTCGAAAACGTTGAAGCCCAGATCGAGTGCCTTCTTGCCGACCTTGGCAGCCGGACCCTCATTGGTAATGTCGAATCGTAGGGTCGTGGTCGCGATGCCGACATATTGGTTGATTTGAGCAGACGGGACGATGAAAATGTTGCCGTCAACGCCGCCCCGGTTCTTTACGAACTGGCGAAGCTGTTGCAACAGTTGGCTTGATAGCGCCGCGTTGCCGTTGTCGAACAAGTACGACTGCCACGCCGGATAAATGGCGGGGTCGATGCCCTCGACTACGCCGGACGAGTTGACGAGATTCTGCAACCCGTTGGCGGTGAACCAGCCGTCATTGAGCACCGCGACCTGCGGATACTCGCCGGTCAGCGCGATAGCGTGACCAGCAGTCGCAGTTGCGGGTACGCTGACGACGCGCGTGGTGTAGTTGATGGCGGTGATAGTCTGGTTTATGAACGCCGGTGCGCCGCCGCCGACCGGAATGGAATCGACCGGCATGCCGACCCGCAAGTAAATTGCGGCGGGCAGGAGTCCAGCGTTGTCCGCAGTAAAGGACGTGTTGGCGACGATCGGGGCTGCGGCCTGAGCAAGCTGGCCCCCTGGTTCGGCACCGGTAACCACGACGTTGACGTGACTCACGATGTCCTTCATGTCGAACTTGGCTTCGAGCGCCTTGGCCTGCATGAACGCGCGTGATTCACCCTTGGTCAAGTTTTCAGCCTGACCGGTGATGGTGATGGGGACATACGCGTACCGTAGGGTCACGGTGCCATTGGTCAATCCTTGGTTGCCGGCAACGCCTACGCCGGTCGTGCCTTCAGGCCGGTACCCCATGTTCCAATTCGGCTTGACGCGGGCAAGGAACGTATAGCCGCGAATGCCAACGTTGTTGATGGGCTTACCGAATTTGCTCCCGTCACCGAAAAGGTTCATTACGGCGGGCAGGGTGGAAACTTGCTCCTGCACCGCGCCGTATACAACCTTGGCGTCGGGAAGATACGTAGTCGTATCAACTCCCATGTTAGTCTCCTCGTTGAATTTAGCGAGGCGAACCGCTTGTACGCCGTGGGTGGCGAATCCCCGTACGCCAGAACGGGTGACGAGGCCGTGTAACGTCAAAAGTCGAAAACCGGAAAACTTTTAAGTGCCGACCTTGTACTTATTGTTGATAAGAGTCGGTTCCTCAATCATTTCATCGAGCGTCGGACGCCTGCCGCCGTTGTTCTGTTGCTGCGCCCCCGGCTTCTTCGGCGGCCCGCCCGCGACCGCGCCACGCTCACGGGTTGACCTTGCCATATAATACTTGTCGAGGTAGGTCTTGGCTTCCTGAAAGCACTTCTGAATGGAGGCGGTCGACCCACCAAACTTGAGCGCGTGTAGCGCCTTGTCGTCGTACTTCATGATTTCGGAAGTGGCCGAAGTCAACATGAACTTTTCGTCTTCGGGAATGTTAGCGACATCCACCCCGTCGGCTTTATAGGCGTTCACGATCTCGTTGTAGACCGTACGCTCGAACAGCGCGTTCGCCTCCGTCGTCATCCGTTCATTTTCACGCTGCTGAATCGGGGCGAACCGTTCCTCAACCGCGGCGTCGATCTGGGACTGGAGGTCGTCTCCGCCCGAACCTGCCCGGTCCTCCTCGGCTGCGGCGGCCTGATTGCGCAGGAAGTCGATGGTCTTGACGGGGTCGGCTTCGAGGGCCTCGATAATCTCGTCCTTAGTGTAGCCAAGTTGGGTGCCGACGTTAATTGCCTGTTCACTGACCTTGTTATAGGTGCCCTGAAACCGCCCAATCTGGTCGGGCGCGACACCGAGTTTTTCCCACGGCTCGTGCTTCGACTTTAGGGTTTCGTATTCCCTACGAAAGTGTTCTGGTGCGGTCTTCCAATCAATTGCACCCGAACCTGCTCCACCACCCTGTCCACCGCCCTGTCCACCACCTGAGCCGCCTTGGCCGGGAGTGGGGGCGGGGGGTGCGCCGCCCCCACCGGGAACGCCGCCACCGGCACCGGCAGTTCCAGAGTCGGCACCGGTAGCAGCATTTGGCGTGGACGCGAAGAAAAATTGAACTTTCGGAAGCATTTGATAAATGTTACCTACTAGAATTTTCATTGCTGGCGCTCTCCCTAGACGCTATTGTAGCACGGCCCTTGGCCCTGCGCAATACTCTACTTGACACAGTTTCACTGGATGAATCCCCGTCGCTGCGCCCCATAATCGACTTCGCTAGACGCCGGTTCTTGAAATACTCTACGGAGTTCCTGTTCCCACGAATCAATTGTTGTGCTTCCTCCCATTCTAGAATGTCGTCGTCCCACCAAGCCGTGCACACGTCGCCCGCATCCACGGTGTGGGCCAGCACCCGGCACAGACCTTGTGGGTTCTCCCACTTGTCGCCCTTCGACACCATGTAGTGGTCGCAGTCGTCCCCGCCCTCAACCCCGCCGCAGTTTGCGCCCCCGTACGGCTGCCCGACTTTGGAGGCGTTAATCCAGACGAGGCCAAGCGTATTCGGGTTAGATAAAATATCGTCGTACTTGACCTTGTCGCTGGGCTGGCCGTAACTGTGCATGTCGCAGCACGGCCAGTACTCAATGGGGTCACCCGATTCCCTATGCCCAGTTACCTTGGACACGGTTACCGATGGTCCAATTAAGTGACAAGTCTTGTCCGACTGCTGGTAGTGACAAGTGGTGCATGACGCGGGCTTGTTTCCCATTTCACTTGACCGGGTGAACATAACCTGCTCGTCGTGAAGTATGGGAACGCCATAGAAGTCGGGTTGCGTCTTGTCGCGGCGCATCGAGTCGATCTTGGGAAGCTGTTCCTTCCCGTACTCAATGAACCCGCCCGGCTCAGCGCTGGATTTTAACTCGTCGCGTCCCATTCCTGCTGCCCCCTAAAACGGTGCCTGCGTCCAACCGACCACGCCCGATAGCGGACCTGCCGTGCTAACTAATAGGCACACGTTGTTACCCGCAACGGTGGTCTTGGTGACAGCGCCGTTACCGCCGCCAAAGTTTACAGTACCGTTGTTGGCCAGCGCCAGTCCGGCTGCCGCAGTGGTGGCACCAACCATTGCCTTAGTGCCGGTGGCGCATACCACGCCCGTGCCTTCAACAATGCTGAACGCGTCAGTCGCACCGGCGTTCAGGTTGTAGCTACAGATATAAACAAACATGTTGGCGTTGCCAGCTGCGATAATTTGTACGTTAGCAGCGGTGCTGACGGGCGTGAAACTATCACATATTATGTTGGCAAATTGTGACGCAGCACGGGCGGACGGAATATGACGTTCAGTTAGCGTGAATATGGCCACGCATACGAACATTATAAAAATTGACACGGATAACGCTTCGAACGCTTTACGTTTCGTCATGGTTGTTCTATCTCCTTCTTAATCAGATTCCAATGCTTACCCATCCTGAAGGCAAGCTCAAGCTGGCTCTTGACATCGAGCAGCCGGTACACCGCTGAAATCTTAAGCACGACATTCGACCGGGAAGTAGCGTTGTCCTGCGCGATTGACTCGACCTTCTGTTGCTTGACGACGTACGCATGAATAATTCTTCGCTCCTCCTGTGTAAGCTTGCGCCAGCGCGACAGGAAAACATCATCGCTACCGGTCACAAGTCACTGCCGCACGAACTCGAAATAATTCAAATTCAGCCTTCCCGTATCGCACACTACGCGAAACACTGCCGTCCCTTGCGGGAAGGCGAGCGGTTGCCCCACTGGTACCGTTGTCCATGCCTGATAACCTCCCGTATTGGGCACCGCGATGGCCCCGCTCTGATTCGTTCCAACTGGAAACTCAACGTGAATCAAGCGTGTGGGATTGGGCGTGGCCGCGCGAATCGTCATGGTGTAGCTGCCTGCTACGGCACGTTGATGTGGTATTCGAACCACTGCCCGTCCGCGATGTTCGAAAGATTCAAGCCTCCGCCTGCATCCGTCGTCACTTGCGAGACGATTGCTCCAGAAGAAGCCGCCGCGCTTTCCGCTTCGATGTGCAGCACGGCGGAAATCACCGGCATGAGCTGCGCCTGCAAGCTGGCTATCTGCGCCTGCATCGCAGAGATTTGCGTGCCCTGAAGATTGATGGTCGCGCCCTGCGCTTCGATAGTCGCTTCGTCGGCCACTTTCGCGGACCAGAGATTCTGGATGGCGGTATCATGCGTCGAGAGCGAAGATTCGAGCCACGCTTTGTAGCTCACGAGCGAAATGCTAGCAGCGGTCTGCGTGGTGAGAATATCGGGCGGAACGGCAATAGGAGCCGGAGCCTGCGATTGCGCGGCCAGCCCCACCACGGCGATAAGAAATAGGCTAATAATCATTCTAATCTTTCTCAAATTGGTTCCCCTTAATTTCCAATACACATATACCTAAAACTGTCAGTTCCTGTACCGTTGAACGTGACGCTCGAACCTGACGCATAAGTCACGTCCATGCCGTTTATTCCTGTGGAGTCGTCCGCCGTACAGACGTAACTTGTTGAGTTAGTGTATACGGCGGAGCCGGTCAAAGTAACCGTGAGCGTACCTGCAACAAGTGCTCCGCTGTCGATAATGATATGAGGCGCGATTTGTTGTGTTCCTGAGTGGTTATAAACTGTTGGAATCGTAGTCGCTGCAATAGTGGAATCAATTGCTCTTCCACTGGAGTCATATTTCAGCAATGTCCCCGTCGTGAAAGTTCCTGTTGCTATTTGTACATTGCCACCTACGTCCGGCCATACGGTCGCACGGTCTGCTGTAAAGACTCCAGTATGGACGTTTTTGAATCCACCACCAGTCATTACCCACTGAGGCGCTTGCATGTTCGATTGATTAATTCCGGCTTGCAGTCCAAATCCTAGATTAGTGGGACCGCCGTTAGTGAACCCAAAAGTGTCAACAATGTTGGCTGTCCAGCGAGTAGGCACGACGTTAACGACACCATTTCCTCCGCCGTTGTTTCGGAACGCCTGATAGGTCACTGCCCCAGTTGGGCGAGCGGGAGGTGTAATCGTCACCGTCTGCTGGCCGCTCGTTGTCACGCACTGCACAGTCGGACTAAGGGCTGAAAAACTACCGTTTGCATCTATTGCAAAAATGCCGTAATTCCACGTTCCGACTGGAACCGAACCACCAGCGGAAACAGCACACGTTGGAGCAGCGTTGTTGTTCAGTGAGTAGCCTATGCTGCCGGTTACTCCATTCACTTGCATGCTGCCGTTTGTAAAATTCAGTCCGAGTGAAGATTTCGTATACGTCGCGACGTTTTGCCCCACAAAACCTTGTGGGATAATCGGTATCGTCAGGCTGGTAATGGGACGGCCCGACACCAAACCGGGACTGGACACACCATTCCCTGACGGAGTTCCCGCATTAATAATCATCACATTCGAATTCGGTGCGGTCGCACCAAGGACGCTCAACATCGGATGCGCCATCGTATCTTCCTGAAACATGTTTATAATGACGTTTGCGTTTGGGATGACGCCGAGAACTGGATTGAAAAGTGTAAGGACCGGCATGATGCCGCCCTGGTCGCGTCCAGCCATAAGCGTCGTGTCAGACGACGTGTTCGCTGGAACAACGACAATAGAACGAGTGGCCAAATTTAGATTATCCATTCGTAGCTCGCCGCAGATTTGGCAGTAGAGCTGCGGCGCATCGGTTGACCCATTTAGAAACGAACCGGGTCCACCAGCAAATAAATTATCGCTGAGAGTGTAAAACTGCGCGTTTCCCGCTCCATTCGTAGCGCGAATGATAAGCCCGATTCCTATTAAATCGTTCGCTGTAGTTCCAGTAACAAATGTGCTATTGCGAATCGTCACAGGCGAAACGCTGTCCATGAACATTAAATTAGAACCGTTCGTCGCTCCACTGAACGCCAGCCCCTCAAACCACTCACCACCACCATTGAAAGAGTAAATTCCTGGGTTTGCTTCCTGAATAATAATTGGAGTAGCGCCGTTCTGCGCGAACGACGGAGAGGACTGGCTTGACGGTATCTGCCCACCCATCCAGTTTGTCGGGCCAGTCACTTGCACAGTCGCATTCAGCAACAACGAGCCTTCCTGCATCACAGCGAGTCGAGTGGGCAGAGTCAGGAAAGAATTAATAACGTAAGACCCATAAGGAATAAGAATTGGAGCTCCCGCAGCTTGCGCGGATGTGGCCGCTGCGGAAATCGTCGGTGCGTTGTCGAAAATAATCGTTGACCCAACGACGGATGTAGACGCCGTACTCGCCAGCGTCAGCGTTGTCGTACCGGCACCCGACGCAATCGTCGTTACTAACGCGTTGGCTTGCGCGACGACTGGAGGCGTGGAAGGCAGCCACGAAGGACGTGTGTAGTTCGCCGTGATCGTCGTGCCCCAGTCTTCGAAGGTCAGGTCGGATATGAAGACGCTCTGTGGGCGTCCACATCCCAAAAACGCCGCAGGACTACTCGTGCGATAAAAGCAGTACTCCCAAGCGCCCGAGACCGTCGGCGTAACGATATGGATGCCGGTCCAATACTTGACCGTCCCGCCTGTGCTAGATGTTCCAACGCCATTCGTGGAATCGATTCCATTCGTGAAGGTGAAATGCGTGGTGTCCGGTACCGTGTCAACCGTCACCCACGAGCCCAAGTTCGTGTCGTCGGAACTTTGGTAGATGAGAACTTTTGTACTCGCCGTAATCTGGTGAGGGACCGACGTAGTGCAAGTAGCGACCGTCGTCGAGCGAGAGCAACCTGTTAGCGCAACAGATTGAGCGCCAATACTGGACGGTGCCGTTGTCACGCTGCCCACTGCACTGGCGACAGGAAAGCAGAATCCAGTGCTGACCGGAACGACCGCATAACTATACGTTGTAGAGCCGCTTGTGACGCCCGCAACCGTGTATCCCGTTCCTAAACCGCCCGCATCGTTAACTGTTGTCACAGTCGGTGCCGCAGGAGTCGTCAGTGGACAAGTAACCCCCGCCCCATAGATAGTGACTCCATCACCGTTCTGGAACGTGCTGGCGGAACTAATAGTCGCCGAAGTCGAACTACTGTTGATAGCCGCCGTGATGCCGGGTCTTTGTGGTGCTATATTGACGTTTACTGAACGCGATGAAAACCGAGTAATATCGACTCCCCAGTTCGGGCCTTTCATGTGGACTTCGCAATCTTGATTGATTGGGCCAACAGTTGAATCCGGAAAGGTCTGACAACCGGTTGCCCCAATTGCGCCGGGGGAGGACGGGTTGTTGATCTGCGCCTGTCCCGCCGAACCTTGCGCTCCGGTTATCGGCGTCACGCAGTTCGAATTGCCGTTGGCCGCAATACCCTGCGTTACTTGTGGAGGCGTGCACTGCGTAGGCACACTTTGTAGCGCCGTAGCGGTAGCGGCGTTCCCTGCAATGTTGACTGTGACGGGCGGCCCCAGCAATAAGGCCAATGAGTTTACGGCGCTGCTCACGTCCTGCGAACCGCCGCTTATCACTATCGGGCCGGATATGAAGCACACTTGACGGGGAGTAGGGTTAGTAACTGGTTGGCCGAGTAAGGTAGGCGGCGCACATATGGTGAACGTGTAAGTGGCAGGCGACAGCGTCATTAAAAACGCACCGGAAGCGTTAGTAGATACGTTTACTGGGACGCCCGAATTGATGCCCGTCGCGACCACTCTCTGCGCACTCGCGGTGCCGTTGGCATAGGGATTCCCGTTAGGATCGACAATCGTTCCGGTTACGGCTGTCTGAGATAATGCAGCAGTAGGTAGAACTAGCATGACTAGCAACATTGCATATATTTTCATCTTCATTTTCACTTTTACTGCGCTCCTTGAGATTCCACTGCCCCGGCGTCACCGTTCGTCTGCGCCTGCGTCGGCGTCTGTTTCGGTCCCGCCCCGCCCGGCTTCTTGTCCCCACCTGCCCCGCCGTCAGGCGGCTTTCCCGCGCCCGCAGCTTGAAAGCTCATCATCTGCGCCATCTGAAGTTTGACCTGCTTGTCGGTGTCCAAGGTGTGCATGATAAGCGCCTGTTGCGCCGGGGGCGGCCATTTCTTGAAGTCCTGAGATTTGATCTGGTCCTTGTGAAAATACAAGTGCACTTCCAAGTCCTCGATGCCAACCATTGGAACGATTGGTGGAACGACCTGACCGCTGGGTCCGGGTACGGGAACGCTGACGGGCTGGCCGCCCGGTCCCGGTACGCCCTGCGCCATCCAGCCCGCGCCGTTCTTAATCGCGTTGTTCTCCAGCCGGGCGTTGGTCGCATCCTTGTTGAACGCCTTATTCATGCCGGTCTCGCCGAACAGATCGTATATTTCCTGCCGCACCGATGGCTGGTTGATATCCAGCGCTCCTTTGTCCCACATGGTCATGAGTTCCTGGCGGCGCTCGTCGCGGGTACGGGGTAGGCCGTGACTTGACGCGACCCACTTGGTGGTCTTGGACAAGTCGGCGCGTTTGAACTCCATGACCTCTTGATCGTAACCGGGGCCGACAATCGTCGCAAGCTGCTGAATGGTAAAATAAAATTGCATGAACACGACGTACTTGCGGATGGTCTCGCACCACAGCCCGTTCCAGTTGCCTACGGGCTTCGAGAACATTAACTCTGCTTGCGATCTAAGCTGTTGAATGGCACTTGACGCGGTGATAGCGCCTTCCTGCTCTCCTCTAAACGCGTTGACAGCCATGCTGACGTTTTGGAACTCAGCATGAAGATTGTCCCGTTGCTTGTAGATTCCGTCGTCCAGATGTCCGGACCCCATGCGGTGCGGCGGTTCGGAGTTGGGGCCAATTGACCGCCATTTGATGACCTTGTCGGACCGTCCGGTAACTTCGCCGACGATGGTATTAGCGTCGATGACGATCGGGTCAACCGCCGCAACCATCGAATGTAGTTTGATAACTGACTCATAAGCATTAAGTTCACGTTGCAACTCCACGAGATCGAATGCGATAGACCTGGCAAAAAATATCGTCGGTAAGTTTAAATATTTCCCCATGGTGAGCGGATGCAGGGGAAACTTCCAGTCCTCGTCGTGCGCTAGCTTGCCGTTGATGCGGACCCCGTAATACCCTTCCGGGTGGTCCTTGACCTTGTTCGGCGGTACGTACATTTCAAGAACCATGCAGGAATCCTTGACCTGCATGGTAGATGAACTGTACCCGGTGTACCAGAACGCCATGGCGTGTTCGTACGTGACGCTGTATCCGTCAGGCCATTCGGCGTCGGGTTCGGCTTCAAACTTATCCCACCGGAAATAAATGGAGTCAAGCGTCTGGCGCTGCGCCCATAACATGAATGGGCTATCCTCCATCGACCCGGCCCCCGCGCGGGGGAAGGCCCATAAGTTGTTACCGATATCGATGGTCAGGTCGTATTCGTGAACGTCGTCAGTCGCAGGTTCGCCGTCATCGCCTTGGTCCTGCGCGACTATTTCCTGTTCGGTCATGTCCACAGGATTGCCACAGTTCGGGCAGAACTTCGGCGCGTCCATGCCTATCGGCA